TTAACCGCGTCAGGGTTCTTCGCGCCCTCGGGGATCTCAACTGACTCATCCTCGGGCTTCTCCGGGGCTTCGGGAGCAACCTGCGGCTCCTCCACCGGGGCCACACCAGGCTCATCGCCCGGCGCCGGCTTTAGACCGGCAGCTTCTAGAAGTGACATCGCGTCTCCTTGCCCCATCGCGGGGCTCTAGTCATGGATCTTGGTGAGCCGTTCGGCTTGAGTCGCTGCTTGCTGCTGTACAAGGTTTCCTTCGGGCCCCTGATTCAGGGGCTTGCCCGGAGTGCCGTCAGGGTTCGGCGGCGGGAGTGGAATCGGAGCGAACTCCGGCCCGTACTCAGGCTCACCCATCTTCTTGCGCATGGCGTGCCAGAGGCGAATCTGAGCCGGCGTGGCGCCCAGTTCCTCCCAGATGGCATCCTGCGGGACGCCCAGCGTGGACATCTTCACAGCACCGTCGATACGGGCCGCGCGGATACGCTGCTCAGGGTCAGCCCAGACGGTTTCGACCATCTGCTCACCACGAGAGTCACCCTTGGCTCTGAAGGCGAGACGGATGGCCTCCTCCCACGAGGGGGAGAAATTGGTCATCTTGCGCTTCACCTTCGCCACAAGGCCGGTTTCCGTGGCCGCGAGCGAGTCGCCCGAGGGAAAGGCCCCGGACTGCCCGAGTAGATAGTGAGGGGGAGTTCTGGTGATCGCCGCGATGTGCTGAATCAGCAACTCGATGGCCACCACGTAGTTCTTCAGGTCCGACGCAGCAAACGTGCCGAACTTCGTCTCAGGGTCCTCGGAAGTCCACAGGCGACTCACGGCCGCGAGGTAGACGCTGTCGTTGATCGCGGCGCCTGTCTCAGGGTCCTTCGGGATCTCAAGTCCCGTTGCCCAGCGCTGCCCGAAGCTCGCGAACTCCGACGCGATGAGCATGTCCATCACTTCTTTGTTGATCGCGTCCTGAATCGGGATGATCGGAGCGATGTCCGACCGGCCACCGACCTTCAGGCTCGGGTTGTTCTGCAACGGCAGAACCGGCACAACCCCAAGGTCGTGCGCTACAAAGAAGTCCTCGCCATCCTGACGCGGAATCCACGTCGCCTTCTCACCCAAGAAGCGAGCCGGCGGGCCGAGGTAGTCCTGCGGGAACATATTGCCGTAGAGGCTGAGAGTCGAAGACCAGGCGCTATAGCCGTTGATCGTTCCGGTAGCGTCTCTCTGGTCGATCTTCTCGTTCGTCTGGAAGCGGTAGGTACCGTCCTCCAGGTAGATGTTCGCGTAGACATATCCCGAGTGATCTGCCCACTCCTTGATCGCCGACAAGCGCCGCAGCCGATTGCCAGCCTTGTAGGCGCACACGACCTGCGACGGGTGCTCGACGGTAATCGTCGGGTTGTCCAGGTCGGTTCGGTCGTGTGGGTCGATTATCAGGTAGGAGTTGCCCAGCTTGACGGCCTCGGTGTGCGCAATGTCGCTCTGCGCGTCGAGGCCGTTGTCTCGGAAAATCTCCCAGGCATCAGCGTCGCCATCGGTGTCGTCCTGGTCGAAACGAAACCCCTGGATGTTCAGGCGCTCGACCGAGGCGTCCACGATTAGCTGCATCCAGTTATCGGCGAACTCGTGGAACAGGTTGCCGAACGTCTGACGGAAGCGGGTGGTGGCAAAGGCGAGGCGGTGAACGCCCTCGTAGTAGCGCTCCCAGAGCTCGATGCCCGGAGCGTCCTGTCGCAGCTTGAGGTCAAGCTGCTGTAGGTACTCGACCGCCATCAGGGGGGTCGAGGGAGTGGCTTCCGCCATGCGGCCTCCGAGTCATTGAAAAGAAGTAGGCCCGATGCCGCGTGCTCGGCTCGCCACATGCTCATCCCCTCGGGCCAACAGGGCTAGCGACGCTTGAAAGAGACGTCCCTCACACCCCAGCCCGTCGGCTGGTCACCGGCATTCCCGTAGGCGCGAGGTGTCAGGCGTTCTTGTGCGAGGGACCTACGATGGGACGCCAGCCCCATCGAACCCCCCGTCGCGAGCCGGGGGAAACCTAGAAGGCCACTAGGACCTTGGAACGCTTCGCAAGATCCACCCCGGCCGCGCGAGCGTCCCGGTACGCCTCCCAGGAGAGACACGCAGCCATAGCCGCGTCGATCTTGAACAGCGAGTCTGGGCGCTCCTTGCGCATCACCGACAAGTTGACACCGTCGTCATCGAGGATGTTGATGTCATGCTTGCGGGCGTTCGCGAGGTGGGAGCGGAACTTCGGATCTCCGTCATAGGACCACTCGCCGTGCCTCATCGAGTGGACGAAGGCTTTGAGCGAGAGGGCCATCTTCTTGTGGGTGTTCGTGGGCCAGGAGAAGACCGAAGGCTTCCCACGGTCCTTCCCGCGCTTGACGAGGTACTTCCCGACCCAGACCGAGACATGCGTGTCCCAGTAATACGGGTCCGCGTAGAGGCGCCACACATTCCACCGTCGGAACGTCTCAGCGACCGCTTGGTCAACTTCGTCCTCGGGGACCTTCCAGTCCGGGTCAGGGACGCCCTTCGCGTTCAACGGGCACTCCCAAAGCGCCAAGAGGAACTGTCGGCCCGTGGCGATCTCCGTGCCTACGAGGGCCGTGGAATCGCGCGTCATGGCGCCGTCGAAGCCGACCGTGATGACTGCGCCGTCCTCGGGACGCCAGCCGGGATGCGCGTGAGCGTCTACGATGTCCATGCTGAAAAGCTGAGACGCGCTCTGGACGGGCTTGTTCAGCCACACTCGCTCCCAGTACGACCGATCAGTCTGGGGATCGAGCGCAAGCTCAACGATACCGTCAACATCGGTCCATGCAGCCGTGTCACCGCAAGCCTCAAGGACCGCGTTCCGTAGCCCCTCTGTCGTGGCGAGATCATGGTCATCTCCGGCCTGCCGGTGATAGAAGAACAGGCGTGAGTCCGGTACCTTCCCCGCTCGTACAAGCCGCGCATAATCCATCGTCCCTTCGGCCACGGACAACTCGCCGGGCTCGTAGGAGGTCGTGATCTCCAGGGACCAGGCATCGGCCATCTTGCGCTTGGGCAGGTTGGCCATCATCGTCTGGTGGGCTTGCTTCAGACGCGGGAGGGTGAGTCGGTGAGTCTCATCAAAGACCTGGAAGGTGGTACGAGCGCCATCTCGGGAGTCGGGCGACGTCGCTAGCGCGACAGCCTTCCCCGCCGCCCGTCCCGCCTCGTCAAGGACGATGATGCGCTCCAAGCCGATGTCGAAGTCTCTCGCGAGCGGCCCCTCGCCGAGCATGACGACCAGGGCGCCGTAGGCCAGTTCCTCTGACTGCTCCTCGGTGTAGGCGACCATCGGGACGTATGGGTCCCTGACGCCGGCTCCGACGGGCTCTCCGGCCGTGTAAACGTAGCCCCAGTAGGACTCCTCGCCCTCCTCGGCCCAGTGGTCGAAGCGCGCAGGAGCCGCAGGGTGCAATTCGACGCCTGTGACGCCCGCTGCGAGCTCGGTTTTGGCCCAACCCTTGCGGACTGACACTCCAGCGCGCTTGAAACGGCGCCGGCCGTCCTTCTGGAGCGCGTAAATGCCGAAAAGGACCTTGCGCTTCTCGTCATCGAGGCGATATGGGTGTCCACGGACGTCTCCAGGCCCGAAAACCAGGAAATGCTCCATCCAAGACGCGATTTGGGGCCCCAAGGACGGTCCATCGCGATAGGTGGAGAGCGAGGGGACGCGCAGAACGCTCACGGCCGGTCCTCAACCACGTCCGCTTCGACGATTGACCCGTCATCTTCGTCGTCTTCGGTCCAGTTCGGGGCGTAATCGACCGCTGAGGACTCGATTCGCTTCGCCGCGCGCTGAACACCCCGCTCGATGGCTTCCTCGGCCTGCTGAATGGTGATCTGGAGGTGCCGGCGGGACTTCTCGCCGATACCCCAGAGCTCGGCGTAGGAGCGGAGGTCCCTCGCTATCTCGTGACGGGGCCTACCAGCCTCGGAACGCTCCCAGAAGTCTTGGAGGAGGTCCACATAGACCAACATCAAATGCTGATCTACGGCCGGCGCCTCGTAGACGAGGGGGTACTGCCACATCTCAGCCCACGCGAGGACAACCTGATCGTTCCATCGAACCGGAACGAGCTCGCCTTCCTTCGTCTTGTGGACGCGATCTGGCAGCGCGGGGACGGGGAGCAGTTCCTCGTCGTGGCCCCGAAGGACGATCTCACGGGCGGTGCTTGTCGTGTTGCGGCGTTGACGGACAGATCCGTGTTTGGCCATTGGTCCAGGGGGCATCGCGCCTCCCTTCCTGCCCGTCGCGGGCCAGAACTCTTAGAAACGCCTCGGCGCCACCACTATCTCGATGTCTTCCGTCTGTGCGACGACAATGCCGGTAGCTATGAAGCGGTAGAACCACGACCCCGCGAGGGTCAACACAATGTCGAGATGGTAGGTCCCAACGCTGTCCCGTGTCGCTGTGGTCGTGGTCTGGTTGAGGTCGGGGTCCTGAACGGTAACCGTTACCGTTGTCGGGTCCACCAACTGATTCGTTGACGTGTTCGTGAAGGTACAACTCAGGCGCGACACGTTGCCAACGCTCGGATAGGTACTCACTAGACCTCCCGGTCGCTGGCGAAGGCCGTGACGAGCAGCATGTCACTCGCCCTGGCTACATAGGTGAACAGAATGATGCCTGCGTTGACCGACATCGTTGACGTGGTAGAGAGGGAAGCCGACCCCGTCCCCTGTCCTCCACCGAGGACAAAGAGAGTTC